ATGAAATCGGGCGCCGCCTGGCTCGCCTCCGCGACGCCGGAGCGGGTTGAGGAGTTTCTGGGGGGGCTGAGCGACAATGCGCTGCTGTCGCTGCCCTGGCTTTTCGAGTTCTGGGCGCTGCCGCATCAGCTGCCGCCCGAGGGTGCGTGGAAAACCTGGGTGGTGATGGGGGGCCGGGGCGCGGGGAAGACCCGCGCCGGGGCCGAATGGGTGCGCGCGCAGGTCGAGGGGGCCGATGCGGCGGCGCCGGGCCGGGCGCGGCGGGTGGCGCTGGTGGGCGAGACGGTCGATCAGGTGCGCGAGGTGATGATCTTTGGGGAAAGCGGGATTCTGGCCTGCTCACCCCCAGACCGGCGGCCGGAGTGGCAGGCCAGCCGCAAGCAGCTGCTGTGGCCAAATGGCGCGGTGGCGCAGGTGTTTTCGGCGCATGAGCCGGACAGTCTGCGCGGCCCGCAGTTCGATGCGGCCTGGGCCGATGAGCTGGCCAAATGGCCGAAAGGGCAGGCGGCCTGGGATCAGCTGCAATTCGCGCTGCGGCTGGGGGACAATCCGCAGCAGGTGGTGACGACGACGCCGCAGAATGTCGATGTGCTGAAGGCGATCCTGAAGAACCCCTCGACGGTGATGACCCATGCCCCGACAGAAGCCAACCGTGCCAATCTGGCGGCGAGCTTCCTCGATGAGGTGCAGGCGCGCTATGGCGGGCAGCGGCTGGGCCTGCAGGAGTTGCAGGGGGTTCTTCTGGACGAGGTGGAGGGCGCCTTGTGGAAGGCGGCCGATCTGGACCGGGGCCGGGTGGAGGTTTTGCCTGCGCTTGACCGGATCGTGGTGGCGGTTGACCCTTCGGTGACCTCGGGCAGCGCGAGTGATGAGTGCGGCATCGTGGTGGTGGGGGCCGTCACGCAAGGCCCGCCGCAGGATTGGCGCGCGGTGGTGTTGGAGGATGCCACGGTGCGCGGCGCAACCCCTGATGCCTGGGCGCGGGCGGCGATTGCGGCGATGGACCGGCACAAGGCCGACCGGCTGGTGGTTGAGGTCAATCAGGGCGGTGAGCTGGTGACGCAGGTCATCCGCAGCATTGACGCTTTGGTGCCGATCAAGGCGGTGCATGCGAGCCGCGGCAAGGGGAGCCGGGCGGAGCCGGTCTCGGCGCTTTATGAGCAGGGGCGGGTGGCGCATGTGCGGGGGCTGGCAGCACTTGAGGCACAGATGTGCCAGATGACGGCGCAGGGCTTTTTGGGGCAGGGCAGCCCCGACCGGCTGGATGCGCTGGTCTGGGCCCTGACCGAGCTGATGCTGGAGCCGGCGTTGCGTCATCGCCGCCCGCAGGTGCGGACGCTCGGTTAACGCCCCTTAAGGATCACCCGGCTAGGGTGAGTTCAGATCACGAGAAACAGCCGCCTTTCGGGGCGCAGAACGGCGGGCCGGCAGCGGCGCGCGACAAAGGAGCTTTGCAACATGGTGTTCGATTTCCTGAAGCGCGGGCCGGAGCCGGTCGTGGTGGAGAAGAAGGCTTCGGCCAATGGTGCGGGATTTGTGGCCGAAGCCAAGGCTTCGGCCACGGGTCGCGTGGTGGCGTTCGGGTCCTCGGGGAGGGTGGCCTGGAGCCCGCGCGATGTGGTTTCGCTGGCCCGCTCGGGCTTTCAGGGCAACCCGATCGGGTTTCGCGTGGTCAAGCTGATCTCGGAGGCGGCGGCGGCCTTGCCCCTGATCTTGCAGGACAATGAGCGGCGTTATGAGAGCCATCCGGTGCTGGAGCTGATCCGCCGCCCGAACGGGGCGCAGGGCCGGGCGGAGCTGTTCGAGGCGGTCTACGGCTATCTTCTCTTGTCGGGCAACGCCTATCTGGAGGCGGTGCCGGGGGCGTGCGTGCTGCCGGGTGAGCTGCATGTGCTGCGCTCGGACCGGATGGCGCTGGTGCCCGGTGCCGATGGCTGGCCGGTGGCCTATGACTATACCGTTTCGGGCCGCACGCACCGCTTTGCGATGAGTGCGGATGCCCAGCCGATTTGCCATATCAAGACCTTTCACCCGCAGGATGACCATTACGGGTTCAGCCCCTTGCAGGCGGCAGCGACCGCGCTGGATGTGCATTCCAGCGCCAGTGCCTGGTCGAAGGCGCTGTTGGACAATGCCGCGCGGCCTTCGGGGGCGATTGTCTACAAGGGTGTGGACGGGCAGGGGCAGCTTAGTTCCGATCAGTATGACCGGCTTTTGAGCGAGATGGAAAGCCACCATCAGGGCGCGCGCAATGCGGGCCGCCCGATGCTGCTGGAGGGGGGGCTGGACTGGAAACCGATGGGGTTCTCGCCCTCTGACATGGAGTTCCAGAAGACCAAGGAAGCAGCGGCGCGCGAGATTGCCATCGCGTTCGGGGTGCCGCCGATGCTGATGGGCATTCCGGGCGATGCGACTTACGCCAATTATCAAGAAGCGAACCGGGCGTTTTACCGGCTGACCGTGCTGCCCTTGGTGCAGCGCGTGGTGGCGGGGGTGTCGCATTGGCTCTCGGGCTTTACCGGCGAGGTGGTGGAGCTGCGTCCCGATCTGGACCAGATCCCGGCGCTGGCCGTTGAGCGCGATCAGCAATGGGCGCGGGTGGGGGCGGCGGATTTCCTGACGCCTGCCGAAAAGCGGGTTCTCTTGGGCCTGCCGCGTCTGGCGGAGGACGGTGAGGCGTGAGGAAACCGGGGGAAAGCGGCTCGCGCTTTGTCTACGACAGTTTTGACGCGGCGGCGGCCCGGATCGAGGCGAATGAACGGGTGGCCGAAGAGCGTTGGACGGCGTTGGACTGGCGCTTGAGCCAGATCGATGCGGTGCTGGAGCGGCTGGAACGGCGCATCTGGCTGGGGGTTTACGGGGTCGCGGCCTTTCTGCTGGCGCAGATGGCGGAGGCGGTCATTCAGGCAGCGACAAAGTAGGGCGGCAACGAAATGAGGTTCGAGATGCAAGGCGGATTGGAACGCAAGGACATGCACGCTACGGACGGGGCCGGGATGGGCCTGCGGGTGGTCGATGGCCACGGGATCGAAGGCTATGCGAGCCTTTTTGGCAAGCGCGATCAGGGCGGCGATGTGGTGCAAAAGGGCGCCTATGCGGCCAGTCTGAAGCGGCTGGCGGCGGGCGGGCGTGCGGTCAAGATGCTGTGGCAGCATGACCCGACCCAGCCGATTGGTATTTGGGATGAGGTGCGTGAGGACGCAACGGGCCTTTGGGTCAAGGGGCGCCTCTTGACCGAGGTGGAAAAGGGTCGCGAGGCGGCGGCCCTTCTGGCGGCGGGGGCGATTGACGGCTTGTCGATCGGTTACCGGACCGTCAGGGCGGAACGCGACAGCAAGGGGCAACGCCTTTTGCAGGAGCTGGAGCTGTGGGAGGTGTCTTTGGTCACCTTTCCCATGCTTCCCGAAGCCCGGGTGGCGGCCAAGGGGGATGAGCCCGAGGCCGAGACCTGGCGCGCATTGGCGCAGGCCTTGACCGAGGCCACGCTGGAGATTTCCGGGCGCATCTAGCCCGGTCTGACACGACCAAACCGAAGGATGAAACCAATGACCGAGACGAAGGCTCGGGCCGGGGAAGCTATGTCCCCCGCCCTGCAACCTGCCCTCCCTCCGGGTGCGGAAGTGAAGACCGCGCTGGAGGGTTTCCTGAACGCCTTCAAGGGCTTTCAGGCGGAAGTGAAACATGAACTGCAACATCAGGAAGAGCGTTTGACCATGCTGGATCGCAAACAGATGACCTTTGGCCGCCCCGCACTGGCCACCAGTGCCGAGGTGGAAGTGCCCTACAAGAAGGCCTTTGCGGCCTATTTGCGGTCGGGCGATGATGACGGGCTGCGGGGCCTTACGCTTGAAGGCAAGGCGATGTCGACGGCGGTCGCTGCCGATGGTGGCTATCTGGTCGATCCGCAGACCGCGGAGACCATCCGTTCGATGCTGACCTCGACCTCGTCCTTGCGGGCGCTGGCCAATGTGGTTCAGGTGGAAGCGACCTCGTTTGATGTGCTGATCGACCGTTCGGAGGTGGGCTCTGGCTGGGCCACGGAAACCGGCGCGACCACTGAGACCGGCACGCCGACGATCGAGCGCATCTCGATCAAGCTGCATGAGCTTTCGGCCATGCCGAAAGCCAGCCAGCGCCTGTTGGATGACAGCGCCTTTGACGTCGAGGGCTGGCTGGCCGGCAAGATTGCCACCCGTTTCATCCGCGCCGAGGCTGCGGCCTTCATCAATGGTGACGGGGTGGACAAGCCGAAGGGCATCCTTTTGCCCGCCAAGGTGGCCAATGCGTCCTGGACCTGGGGCAATCTGGGCTACATCCCGACCGGGGCGGCGTCCGATTTCGCCACCACCAATGCCAGCGATTGCATCGTGAATCTCGTTTATGCGCTGGGCGCGGATTACCGGGCCAACGGGGCCTTCATCATGAACTCGAAAACCGCCGGTGCGGTGCGCAAGATGAAGGATGCCGATGGCCGCTTCATGTGGGGCGACAGCCTGCAGGCCGGGGAACCCGCGCGCCTGATGGGCTATCCGGTGCTGATCTGCGAGGACATGCCGGATGTGGGTGCCAACACCTATCCGATTGCCTTTGGTGATTTCACCTCGGGCTACACGGTGGCGGAACGCCCGGACCTGCGCATCCTGCGCGATCCCTTCTCGGCCAAGCCGAACGTCCTTTTCTACGCCAACAAGCGCGTGGGCGGCGACATCACCGATTATGCGGCGATCAAGCTGCTGAAAGTTGCCGTCTCGTAAGGGATCGCGACCGGGTTCCACCCCTTCCGGGGGTGGGGCCCATGGGCGCGCGCCGGGTTTGACCGCGCCGCCTAGCTGCTCCCCTCCGTCCGAGCGGTGCGGGGCGCGCGTCCATGGTGGGGCCGAGGAAGAGGATCACGGGAATGATGCTGACGGAAATGACGACGGTGCCGGGGGCCGCCCTGCCGGTGCAGATGCTGAAAGACCATCTGCGGCTGGGCACGGGCTTTGCCGAGGATGGCATGCAGGATGGGTTGATCGAGGCCTATCTGCGGGCCGCGATGGCGGCGGTGGAGGGGCGGATCGGCAAGGTGCTTTTGGCACGGCGCTACAAGCTGGAGCTGGAGGACTGGCGGTCGAAGGATGAGCAGGCGTTGCCGGTGGCGCCGGTCAGCGGGATTGTTTCGGTGTCGCTGGTGGATCAGGCCGGGGCGGTGACGGTGGTCGACGCAGCCCGCTACCGGCTGGTGCCGGACATGCACCGGCCAAAGCTGGCGGCGGTGGGGTATCTTTTGCCGACGCTTCCGTCCGAGGGCCGGGTGGAGCTGCTGTTCGATGCGGGCTTTGGGGCGAGCTGGGCCGAGGTGCCGGTGGATCTGGCGCAGGCGGTGATCCTGCTGGCGGCCGAATATTATGAGGTGCGGCAGGCGGGCGTGGGGGCCGAGGCGGGACTGCCCTTTGCGGTGCAGGCGCTGATCGAGCGCTGGCGCACGGTGCGGGTGCTGGGGGGCAAGCCATGAGTGCCCCGCGTTTGGCCCCGCGCTTGGACCGCCGGATGGTGCTGGAGGGCCCGACGCGGGTGGCCGATGGCGCGGGCGGCTTTCAGCTGGTCTGGCAGGCGCGGGGCGAGCTTTGGGCCGCCTTGAAGCCCGGCACGGGCCGCGAGGTGGCGGGCGAAGAGGTTTTAGTCTCGCAGGCCCCCTACCGCATCACCGTGCGCGGTGCGCCGGTTGGGGCCGAGGGGCGACCGAAGCCCGAGGACCGGCTGCGGGACGGGCTGCGGATCTTCACGATCCTTGCCGTCACCGAGGCCGATCCGCGCGGCCAGTATCTGATCTGTCACGCGCGTGAGGAGGTGCCGAAATGAGTTATCAGGCAGCAGCAGCCCTGCAGACGGCGATCTTTGGCACGCTGACCGCGGCCCCGGCGCTGGCAGGCGTCAGCGTGGTCGATGCCATGCCGCCCGGCACCGCGCCCGGCACGTTTGTGCTGATCGGGCCAGAGGTGGCGCTGGATCAGTCGGACGGCACGGGCGCAGGGGCTGAGCATCGCTTTACCGTCAGCGTCATCAGCGACGCGAGCGGCTTCATGACCGCAAAGACCGTGGCCGGGGCGGTTTCGGCCGCGCTTCTGGGCGGCGGGATGGTGCTGACGACCGGGCATCTGGTCTCGATCAGCTTTCAACGCGCCGTGGCGCGGCGGCTGGTCGAAGGCGTGGTGCGGCGGATCGATCTGACCTTCCGCGCGCGGGTGGACTTCTGAAACGGGTTTTGGCCGGGGCAAGAGGCCCGCAGGCGATCTAGGAGACGACACATGGCAGTTCAGAACGGCAAGGACCTGTTGATCAAGGTCGACATGATTGGCGATGGCTCTTTCGAGACGCTGGCGGGCTTGCGTGCCCAGCGGCTGAGCCTGAATGCGGCGCAGGTCGATGTGACGAACCTCGACTCTGCGGGCGGCTGGCGTGAGCTTTTGGCGGGGGCCGGGGTGAAATCGGCGGCGATCTCGGGTTCGGGTGTGTTCCGTGATGCGGCAACCGATGCCCGCGCCCGGCAGATTTTCTTTGACGCGATCATGCCGGGTTTTCAGGTGATCGTGCCGGATTTCGGCACCATCGAAGGGCCGTTCCAGATCACCGCGATCGAATATGCGGGCAGTCATAATGGCGAGGCGACCTATGAGCTGTCGATGGCCTCGGCAGGCCAGCTGACCTTTGTGGCGCTGTAAGGGGCGGGGCCGATGGCGAACCCTTATGCGGGTGAGGTGGCGATCTGGCTGGATGGCCAGCGCCATGTGGCCAAGCTGACGCTGGGGGCCCTGGCCGAGCTGGAAGCGGCGCTGGAGGCGGGGTCATTGATGGATCTGGTTGCGCGGTTCGAGGCCGGGGCCTTCAGCACGCGCGACGTTCTGTCGCTGGTGGTGGCGGGGCTGCGGGGCGGCGGCTGGCAGGGGGGGGCGGCCGATCTGCGGACGGTGGAGATTGGCGGCGGCCCCCTGGAGGCGGCGCGGGCGGCGGCCGAGCTTTTGGCGCGGGCCTTTGCGCTGCCGGGGGAAGGGTGAGTGGCATGGACTGGCCGGGCCTGTTGCGGGCGGGGCTTGGCCAGTTGCGGCTGACGCCGGACCAGTTCTGGCGCCTGAGCCCGGTGGAGTTGCGGATCATGCTGGGGGCCGAGGCGGTGGCATCGCCTTTGACCCGGGCACGGTTGGATGAATTGGCAGCAGCTTATCCCGATCGGGGAAAGGGCGAGGATCATGGCAGAGATTGAAGAGTTGCAAGACCAGATCGCGGCGCTGGAGGCGACGATTTCCGGCACCTCGGGCATGGTGGCGGCATTTGACGGCGAATTGGCGCGGATGCGCGACAGTCTGGTCTTTACCGGGCGCGAGGTGAACACGCTGTCCACCGGCATCGGTGGCGGGTTGCGCCGGGCTTTTGACGGGCTGGTGTTTGACGGGATGAAGCTGTCGGACGCGCTGAAGGGCATCGGCCAGACCCTTTCGGACACGGTTTACGGCATTGCGATGAAGCCGGTTCAGAACGCGCTGGGCGGGGCGTTTGCCCAAGGGTTGAACGGGCTGATGGGCAATATGATGCCCTTTGCCAAGGGCGGTGTCGTCTCGCAGGCGACGCCTTTCGGCATGCGGGGCGGCATGGGGGTGATGGGCGAGGCGGGGCCGGAGGCGATCATGCCGCTGAGCCGCGGCCCCGATGGCAAGCTCGGGGTGCAGGCCGCGGGTGGCGGGCGTCCGGTGACGGTGGTGATGAACATCTCCACCCCAGATGTGCAGGGCTTCCAGCGCAGCCACAGCCAGATCGCGGCGCAGGCGCAGCGGATGCTGGCGCGCGGGCAGAAAAATCGCTGAGGGGGCAGGATCATGGCATTTCACGACATCAGATTTCCGGCGAGCCTGTCCTTTGGCGCGCTGGGCGGGCCGGAGCGGCGCACGGAGATCGTGACGCTGGCCAACGGCTTTGAAGAGCGCAACAGCCCTTGGGAACATTCGCGCCGCCGCTATGACGCGGGGCTGGGGTTGCGGTCCTTGGACGATCTGGAGACGCTGATCGCGTTTTTCGAGGCCCGGCACGGGGCGCTCAATGCCTTTCGCTGGAAGGACTGGGCGGATTGGAAATCCTCGGTCCCGTCGCAGCCGACCGCGCCGACCGATCAGCGGATCGGTTTTGGCGACGGGGCGATGACCGCCTTCCAGCTGCGCAAACGCTATTTGTCGGGCGATCAGGAATACTGGCGGCCGATCAAAAAGCCGGTTCCGGGCACGGTGACGGTGGCGATTGCCGATGATCCGCAGGTTGAGGATGTGGACTTCACGGTCGATGCGGCAACCGGCATCCTGACCTTTGTCACCCCGCCCGATATCGGAGCCCTGGTGACGGCGGGGTTTGAATTTGACGTGCCGGTGCGGTTCGACACCGACCGGATCGCGGTGTCGCTGGCCTCTTACAACGCGGGCGAGGTGCCGGATGTGCCGGTGATCGAGGTGCGGCTATGACCGGGCGGGAGGGGCTTTTTCAGCACCTTGCCGGGGGGGTGACCTCGGTCTGCCATTGCTGGCTGGTGACGCGCAAGGACGGGGAGACTTACGGCTTCACCGACCATGACAGCGATCTGAGCTTTGACGGCCATGTGTTCAAGGCCTCGTCCGGGCTGTCGGCAGGGGCCTTGCAGCAGACGACGGGCATGGCGGTGGACAACTCGGAAGCCGTGGGCGCCCTGTCGGACGCCTCGGTCTCGGAGGAGGATCTGGCCGAGGGACGGTTCGACGGGGCCGAGGTGCAAAGCTGGCTGGTCAATTGGGCCGATGTTGCCGAACGGGTGGCGGAGTTTCGCGGCAATTTTGGCGAGGTGACGCGCAAGGCGGGATCCTTCCGCGTCGAGTTGCGGGGCCTGACGGAACGGCTGAATCAGGTGCAGGGCCGGGTGTATCAGGCAGGCTGTAGCGCGGTTCTGGGCGACGCGCGCTGCGGCATCCATCTGGCAAGCGCTGCCTATCGGATGACGGCCGCGATCGCCGAGATCGACGTTCTGGGCCGGTTGCGGATCGAAAGCGGCACGGGCTTTGCCGACCGCTGGTTCGAGCGCGGTCATATCGAGGTGCTGAGCGGCCCTTCGGTGGGCGCTACGGTCATGATCAAGGGCGACCGGGTGACGGCAACCGGGCGGGTGCTGGATCTGTGGCATGGCACCGGCGCGGTTCTGGTGGCGGGCGACAGCCTGCGGATCACGGCAGGATGCGACCGGCGTGCGGCGACCTGCCGGGAGAAGTTCAGCAATTTCCTCAACTTCCGCGGCTTTCCGCATATTCCGGGTGAAGATTGGCTTTCGGCCTATCCGACCTCGGGTTCGCTTAATGATGGCGGGAGCATGCAGGGATGAGCCGGGGCGCTGAGGTGCTGGCGATTGCCGAAGCCTGGCTTGGCACGCCCTATCTGCATCAGGCCAGCTGCAAGGGGGCGGGCACCGATTGCCTTGGCCTTTTGCGCGGTATCTGGCGAGAGCTGCACGGCACCGAGCCGCGCGCCTTGCCGGCCTATACGCCGGACTGGTCGGAGCCGCAGGGGCGCGAGGAGCTGCTGGAGGCCGCGCAGGCCTTTCTGCGGCCCGTCGCGCCCGAGGACGCGGCGCCGGGGGATGTCTTGTTGTTCCGCATGCGACCGGGCTCGGTCGCCAAGCACCTGGGCATTCTGGCCCGCACGGGCGCAGAGGCCGGCTTTATCCATGCCTACAGCGGCCACGGCGTTGTGCTGTCGCCGCTTTCGGCACCGTGGCGGCGCAAGGTCGCCGCGATTTTCCGTTTTCCTTGAAGGGATCTGATCCATGGCAACCCTCCTTCTGTCAGCCGCAGGCGCGGCGATCGGCTCGGGTTTTGGCGGCACGGTGCTGGGGCTTTCCGGCGCCGTGATCGGGCGCGCGGTCGGGGCCACTTTGGGCCGGGTGATCGATCAGCGCATCCTGGGGGCAGGATCGGACGCGGTTGAGGTTGGCAAGGTCGAGCGGTTTCGTCTGACCGGCGCCAGCGAGGGCGCGCCGGTGCCCCGCGTCTGGGGGCGGGTGCGGATTGCGGGGCAGGTGATCTGGGCCACGCGGTTCAAGGAAGCCGCGAGCCAAAGCGGCGGCGGCAAGGGCGTGGGCGGGCCAAGGACGACCCAGTACAGCTATTCGGTCAGTCTGGCCGTCGCGCTCTGTGAAGGCGAGATCCGCCGGGTGGGGCGGATCTGGGCCGATGGCAATGAGATCGACACCAGCTCGGTGAACCTGCGGGTCTACAAGGGCAGCGAGACCCAGCTGGCCGATCCCAAGATTGCGGCGGTGGAAGGCGCGGGCAACGCCCCGGCCTATCGCGGCATTGCCTATGTGGTGATCGAGGATCTGGAACTGGTCGCCTATGGCAACCGGGTGCCGCAATTCACCTTCGAGGTGGTGCGGGCCGCCGAACCCGAAGCTGTGCCCGTTCTGGAGGATCTGGCCTCGACCGTCGCGGGGGTTTGCATGATCCCGGGGACGGGCGAGTATTCGCTGGCCACCACCCCGGTGCATTACCAGATCGCACCGGGCGAGAACCGCAGCGCCAATGTCAACATGCCCACCGACCAGACCGATTTCGCGCTGTCGCTGGATCAGTTGACCGAGGAAATGCCGGGGGTGGGGGCCACGTCGCTTGTGGTGTCGTGGTTCGGCGATGATCTGCGTTGCGGAAGCTGCACGATCCGCCCGAAGGTGGAGCAAAAGACGAACGATGGCGTTGGCATGCCCTGGCGG